ATTTGATAAGACAATAAGCGGCGATGGTAAACAAATGATGGTTATCGGCTCTCCGTTTAGCGATAACGGCGGAAGTGGAGATATAGGAAAAGTATTTATAGGCATCGGAGATATTAATGACGGAGTTAATGCTTTTGCTGAAGCCGCAATACCGTATTCCGCTAAAACTCGCTCGGATATATCAGGGCCTTCAGCTGCTGCGGCCCATGACGGACTGCCTTTTACTGTTGGGCAAAGATTGGGCGAAAGCGTTGCAATGCATAAAGGCGTTATTGTCGCAGGAGCTCCAAAAAATATGGCTCTTGATTGGGATTATAATGTGGCAGGTTCATTTACTACCTCTGGCGCAGCCTTTGTTTATGTGGCGGATGCTGGAGCAGGCAATGGCGCGGGTCACTGGAATCTTTACGCATGTTTAACTGGGGCAGCAGGTCATTGGGGAACAACAGCAGGTTCTGGTCATAATTCAGCATTCGGAACAGATGTAGACATTTTTGATAACACTATTGTTGTTGGGGCTCCGAGTGGAACTTATAACGGAATTCAAGGTGGAGCCGCACTTGTTTATACTGGGGTTAATTCTTTAGATGAAGAACTTCATGCTGCGCGTAAACCTAAAAGCTGGAGGTATGCAGCCACAATAGTTGGAAATGATACACAAGCTGGTGATCTTTTTGGGCATTCTGTCTCAATGCCAAACTCTGGAACGATTGTTGTTGGAGCTCCACATCATGATGATGGAGCAACCAATGCTGGCTCAATCTATGTATTTACTGGCGATGCTGCAACCAATTGGAGTCAATTTCAAAAAATAAACTATTCTGGCTCTCAAGTTTCGGATGAACATGGAAGACCAGAAACTACATTAGTAGCCACAGAAAAAGAAATATTTTTTGGCGGAATTGGAACAACGGTTAGTTTACCAGATACTGTTATTCGTTACAGAATTTAACTTACTTTTAGTGTAATATATATTGATGGACATTATACCATCAAAAACAAGGTTTACATCGAAAACATGGCCAGAAAAACTGTTTCACGGGCGGTGTCTAATGCTGACGTTAGTTGCGAAATTGACGAACAAGTAATTTTAGATTGCATGAGTTCATTAAAAAAGAAAAAGATTAAAACTAATCCAGTAAAATTTACAGAAAAACAAAAACAATTCCTCAAATTATCAATAGCTAAAGATACTAAGGCTATGTTTGTTAGAGGGCCAGCAGGAACAAGCAAAACTTATTTAGCCGTATACAGCGCGCTTCAACTATTTAATATTAATAACGAATATGATATTATTTATATTCGTACGATAGCAGAAAGCGGCGAAAAGGGGCTTGGGGCACTGCCAGGCGACATTGCGGAAAAATTTAATCCATTTATGCTTCCGCTTAACGATAAGCTTGAAGAAATAATAAGTTCACAAGAAAGAAATTTTTTAGAGCAAAGAAAAATTATAAACGCTTTACCAATAAACTATTTAAGAGGGTCTAATTGGATAAATAAAATAATCATTGCAGACGAATCTCAGAATTTTACCTTTAAAGAGTTAACAACGTTAATCACAAGGCTTGGTAAAAATAGTAAGTTGTTTATTTGTGGAGATCCAATGCAGAGCGACATTAATGGAAAAAGCGGTTTCACAAGAATGGCTGATATTTTTAATGATAAAGAGTCTGCTTCTAATGGAATCCACTGTTTCGACTTTTATAAAGAAGATATTTTAAGAAGTGAAATTTTAAAATTTATTGTTGAAAAGATTGAAACAGCCAACGCTTCAGAAAACAAAGCTACAATAAAAACAAGATCCAGAAGAAAAACTCAGTAAACATTGTGTAACCTATAAATAGAAAATTTATTAAAATATAATAATATAAAATATGCCATTTACATACTGTACAGAATGTGGTTATAAAAATGTCTACACAATAAAGGAGGCAAAATTTTGCGCTGGGTGTGGACAATCTCTGACGGAAGAAGCAAGAAGCCAGAGATCAAACCCAAATAATAACCTGCAATCAGCGATCGCAAAAGAAGAAGACGCAGAGGCCCAAGAAGGAAGTCTACCAAACATCCAAAAGCTAGAGTATACCGTTGATATGGCAAGTTCTAAGCTTACGACTATAGGAGATCTTATTAACACTAAAAAAGAAGGAACTGAAAGGCTCAACAGATCTGCTTCTCCTGGCAATAAAAAAAATTCTACTTTAGAAGAATTAGAAGCTCAGTCAATAAGAGAGTGTCGTACGTCAAAATTTTCAGAAGATAGTTAATGCCACGTGCACAAAAAATAACTTATGAAGACAAAGTTGCGGTTATCGATCAGGAGCTTCAAAAAAGAAAACATAAATGGCATTTAAATGCAATTGCCTGGTTTGATTTCCAAGACGTTGAACAAATAATACGTTTTCATATTTTTAAGAAATGGCATTTATGGGACCAAAAGAGGCCTCTTGAGCCGTGGGTGAATAAAATTATATCTAATCAACTTAAAAATATTTTACGAAACAATTACAGTAACTTTGCGCGGCCATGTTTAAGTTGCCCGTTTAATCAATCTGAACAAGAAGAATCTACGAATGGGAATTTATGTGGCTTTACGCCGAGCGGCCTTCAATGTGGCGAGTGCAAATTGTATGCAAAATGGGAAAAAGGAAAAAAACATGCTTATGATATAAAATTACCATTAGCTCTAGAAAATCACCACCAAGAAGTTTTTTCTATTGCTTCAAGAGAGTTTGATATGGGGGGATCTATTTCAAAATTACATATAGAAATGAAAGTTTTGTTGAGTGAAAAACATTATGAAATTTATGAAGACTTGTTTATAAAAAATCTTTCAGAAGATCAAGTTGCGAAAAAACTTGGATATACCACGAACGAAAAAAATAGAAAAGCTGGATATAAGCAAATTAAAAATTTAAAAAAAATGTTTAAAGAAAAAGCTGTTGTTGTTATCCAGCAGAAGGATATTATAGTTACAAATGAATGAATTAACCGAACAGCAGAAACAATTGATAAAAAATAATTATAAATCAATATCTGATCTAACCAGACTTACGCAGATGGTTTCTGGTGATGACAAAATGGATGGAAGAAGTAAAGTTGGCAGGGCAATAAGAAAATTCATGGTTGATGAAGGTTTAAACTATTCAACAAGTAGTCATCAGAAAGTTGAAGATATTGTGCTAACAAATGAAGAAAAAGAATTTTTAGATTCTCATGCTGGACAAAACATGAGTAGTTTGCAATTAGCAGAGCTTTTATGGCCAAACAAAGAAATTAAAAAACTATCTAAAGAACAAAGAGTTGTTGCGGATTATATTAAAAATAATTATCCTGATTTTGTCCGCACAGATGAAACTGCAATAGGAGTAAAATATAGTCCGCCAAAAGCATTATCAAGATCAATAAAAAAAATAAATGATTTTGCTGGAAAAGATCTAGATGAGAATAAGCTTCAAATGCAAGACAAAAAATGCGCAGAAACTTTAATGGGCTTCCTTTCAAGTCCTAGGTTCTTACAGGTGATAAATAATTATAATTCCCAAGCAGACAGAGAGCTGTTTGAAGCAGAGTTTGTAAGGTGTGTATGGGATAAACCAGATTTAACGTCAGACGAAATTAATTTATATATAAATGTTTGTATGGATTATATTAATTTAAAACACATTGAACAACAAAAAGCGAAGTTAAATTTAATGTTTGATGACGCACAGGATCAACAAGAATTTACAATCAGGTTAACTGAAATTTTAAAAACTAAAAGCGAAGAATATAATCAATGCGCCTCAAGAATGGATAAGTTGATTACTAAATTAAACGGTGATCGTGCAAAAAGAGTTGCTTCAAAAAATCAACAAACTGCAAGTATATTGAATATAGTGCAACTTTTTCAAGAACAAGAGGAGAGGGAAATTATGGTAAAAATGGCAGAGATGCAAAAACAAATTGTTAAAAAAGAAGCGGATGACATTGAATCAATGACTGACTGGAAGTCAAGAGTCTTAGGAGTAAGAAAAGATGACGTCATTTAATTGTAAAGAATGCGGTAAAGAATTTGGCTCAGAACCTTCATTACATAGGCATATTAAAATGCATGAAATGAATCTTGCAGATTATTATACGAAACATTTTCCGCGTAAGAATTTATTAACTGGAGAATTTTTGCCATTTAAAAATAAAGCAGATTATTTTGATAAAGATTTTTCCACATATAGTCAATTGCTAAAATGGTGTCATGCAAGTCCGCCACAGGATGTAAAAGATTATTCGTTAAAAAAATTAAAAAAAAGAATTCGAGATAAGGGTCTTAAGTTTGGCCCAACTCATATAGAGTTACTTTTAAGTGAGATGCCGACGGTAGACATCTATAAAAAGTTTTTCACGAGTTATTCACATGCTTGTAGTCAAGCAGGAGTAACTCCAATGTTATATAGAAAGTTACCAGAAAACTTTTTTGATGTACAAAATTTTGACGACTTACAAATAGTTATTGACACCCGCGAGAATCATCCGTTACCATTTAAAAACACTAAAAAGTTTGCATTAGATTTTGCTGATTACACTGCTAGTGGAAATAGATATGATTATACTTTTGTGGAGAGGAAAAGCGAAAGTGATTTTAAATCTACAATGTCCCAAAACTTTTCTAGGTTTAGAAGAGAAATTTCTAGGGCTAAGGCCATGGATAGTTATGTGTTTATTGTTATTGACAGTGATATTAAAAAAATAAAAAAACAAAACCATTTCTCTCCACATCCTGCAAATTTAAAATTTATTTTTCATAATATGAAAGCTTTATGCCATGAATTTCCTGAAACTTGTCAATTTATTTTTTCTGGAAACAGAACTACTTCTATTGATATTATTCAAAGAATTTTATATTTTGGTAGGAAAATTTGGCATTGTGACCTACAATATTATATAGACGCAAGAAATTATGGCTTGGCAAGAAGGCAATCAAAAACTCAGACTAAACAAAAATCGCGACATAAACAAACAGCTCCTCGATCCTAATTTAGGCTTTCTGGAAGAGAGGGAAGCTAAATTATTGTTATATAAATTCCTTAGAGAGAATACAACGTTTGCAGCAGATTTGTTGATGGGCATAAAACTGTTTCCATTTCAACATATGTCTGTCAAAGCTATGTTCGAAACTGATTATTTTATGGGGGTATGGTCGCGCGGAATGTCTAAATCTTTTACAACTGCAATTTTTGCAGCTTTAGATGCAGTTTTAAACCAGGGAGTTGAGATAGGTATTTTGTCCAAGTCATTTAGGCAAGCAAAAATGATATTTAAAAAAATAGAAGATATTGCATCTAAACCTGAGGCAGCGCTGTTTGCACAATGCATTACAAAAAAAAGTAAGAGTAATGACGAATGGCTTCTAGAAATAGGACGGTCAAGAATAAGAGCGTTACCTTTGGGCGATGGTGAAAAACTGCGAGGATTTCGTTTTCACAGAATTATCATTGATGAGTTTCTCTTAATGCCAGAAAGAATTTATAATGAAGTTATTGTGCCGTTTTTGTCTGTGGTTGAAAATCCAACACAACGAGAGGATTTATATAACCTTGAATCTGATTTAATTAATCAAGGTAAAATGACTGAAGAAGAAAGATATGTATGGCCAAATAATAAATTAATAGCATTATCTTCTGCGTCTTATAAATTTGAGTATATGTATAAACTTTATACTCAATTTGAAAATTTAATATTTAATCAAAGTTCAACTGATACTGCACACAGAACCATTATGCAATTTTCGTATGATTGCGCTCCGAAGCAGCTTTATGATCAAAATCTTTTGAATCAAGCTAAGTCGACAATGAGTCAATCACAGTTTGAGAGAGAATTTGGCGCAAGGTTTACGGATGATAGCAGTGGTTATTTTAAAATTTCTAAAATGGCTGAATGCACTATTGCAGATGGAGAATCTCCTTCGGTAGAGGTGGCAGGTGAGCCTGGCGCGCAATATCTAGTTGCGTTTGACCCAAGCTGGGCAGAAAGCGAAAGTTCAGATGATTTTGCCATACAGGTTTTAAAATTAAACTCCGAAAAGCAAACTGGGACAGTAGTGCATAGTTATGCTTTGTCTGGAGCAAACATGAAAGATCACATTAGATATTTTGCTTATGTATTATTAAATTTTAATGTAGTGATGGTTATTGGTGACTATGCTGGTGGAGTTCAGTTTATCAGTGCATGTAATGAAAGTGAAATTTTCAAAAAAGATAATTTGAAGCTTGGAATTATTGGAGTAGACTTTGAGAAACAAGAAAGCTATAAAGAAGATTTACAAAAAGCAAGAAATACTTATAATAAGGGTGAAAATAAAATATGCTATTTAAGAAAGCCGACAAGCAATTGGATAAGGCAGGCAAATGAATTACTACAATCAAACTTTGATCACAAGAGAATATTTTTTGGTTCCAGGGCTATAGATGATGCATACCAAATTCAAAAAAAGAAAAGCATACCAATAGAAAGTCTTAAATACTTAAAGACTGGAGATTCAATGGAAAAAATGACTAAGCAAGCTAAAATGATTGATTTTATAGAGCATCAATCCGACATGATTGAGCTTACTAAAGTTGAATGCGCTTTAATCCAGATTACAACCACATCACAAGGCACTCAAACATTTGATTTACCATCTAACTTAAAAAGGCAGTCTGGAAGAGATAAGGCTAGAAAAGATAGTTATTCTGCCCTAGTATTAGGTAATTGGATGGTAAAGACATATTTTGATATTATGAATTTCAAACCTAAAGAAGTTGTTTCCACTTTTACTCCAATGTTCATAGATTAAAGTAACTTTTTAAACTTTTAAAAGTAACTTTCATAACTTTAGTGTAACTAAATCAAATGGCCGCAAAAAGAAAATATAATAAAAAATCAGAGTACTGGAATAAGTTTGATAAAAAAGAGACAATTGAGCAAACTTTAGCTGCAAATCCATTACTTCAAAACAGCACCTACAGCCCCAGTTTAGAGGGTGAGGCTTATTTTAATTCACTTGCGCAAGCTAGTTATTCTCGTACGGGCAGTTCAACTACCACCAGATCACGATCGAATAGAATTCATAAAGTTGTTCAGAGAGATAAATACAATAACATTAGAGACGGCCTGCTGCCATTTGATTATGCAATTAACGGTATAAATGTTAGAGACACAATAGAGTTATGTCAAAAAGCCTATGCAAACGTAGCTATTTTTAGAAATGCTGTAGATATTATGGCTGAGTTTTCTAATTCAGATATATTTCTTGATGGCGGCAGCAAAAAGTCAAGAGATTTTATAGAGGCTTGGTTTAGAAAAATTAAACTATGGAAAATAAGAGATCAGTTCTTTCGTGAGTATTATAGATCTGGAAATATTTTCTTTTATAAAATTGACGGAAAATTTAACACAGATGACTTCATAAAGATGAGTAAAACTTATGGAGCGGTTTCTACAAATAAAATACCAATTAGATATATCTTATTGAATCCTTTTGATGTGGTGGCAAGAAGAACAACTGGATTTGAAACAACTGGGGTTTACGCTAAGGTTTTGAGCGAATACGAAATTGAAAGATTAAAGAATCCGAAAAATGATTATGACAAAGAAGTATACCAAGCTCTTCCGAAAAATATTAAAAACAATTTTAAGATGAACGGCTATCAGCCTGATGGGGCAAAGATTGAACTAGAGCCAGAAAGATTGCGTTACTCTTTTTACAAAAAACAAGATTATGAACCTTTTGCAGTTCCATTTGGTTATTCTGTTTTGGGTGATATTAATATGAAGCTTGAGTTTAAAAAAATAGACCAAGCAATTGTTAGGACAATTGAAAATGTTATATTATTAATAACTATGGGTAACGAGCCAAATAAAGGTGGAATTAATCATAATAATTTGTCTGCAATGCAAGAACTTTTCAGAAATGAAAGTGTCGGACGTGTTTTAGTTTCAGATTATACGACCAAAGCTGAATTTGTTATTCCTGATATGAATAAGATTTTGGGTTACGAGAAATATCGTATAGTTAATGAAGATATTAAAGAAG